TATTTATACAAAAAAAGAGGGACTCGACAGGTCCCTCTTTTCTTTTTTTATTTAAGTTAACCAACGATATTAACCAAACATGGATTCACCAGCACCTTGGGTTTTATTATAGTTAGGATTATTTACTTTCATCCCAGAACCCTTACCATCGGTATACTTGGTGTTAAATGGCATGTAGTGTGCAGTTCCTTGAGTTTGTGCGGTCTTGGAAGCCTTACCATGAGCACTGGTCTTATTGGCTAATGCACCGTCAACTCTAGAATTGCTCTTGCTTTGTAACTTATCGGCTTTTCCCTTGGTTTCGAAAGGAACATACTTAGATTGGGGAGATTCCTTCAATTCTCCTTCTTCGTCTTCAGCATCTTCTTCTTCGTCTTCGGAATCTTCTTCTTCGTCTTCGGAATCTTCAGAACCTAGATCTTCACCACCGAATTCACCACCGAATTCACCTTCTCCACCTTCTTCTTCACCTTCACCACCAAATTCTTCTTCTTCACCACCACCGAGAGCAGCAGCTAGAGCGTCTTGGAGTTGTTCAGCTACGGAACGTGGGAGAGTTAAAGTTACCTCATCACCACCTTCATCACCACCAAAATCTTCTCCACCACCTTCATCTTCACCACCGGGAAGACCGAGGGCTTCTGCATCATCTTGCATGACTTCTTCGTATAGTTTTTCAAATAGAGATTTATTGCTCATAATTCTATTTACTCTCGTTGATGTATTTTTTTTAACTTTTTTGTATTTTTTTGAAAAAATATCTGAAAAATACTAAGTATAGGTATGGCTAGGAAAACAAAAAAGGAAATTTACATGAATAATCCTGCACTTCCGACATCGGAAGCACAGTTCGAGTGGACACCAGAACGGATAGCAGAATTAAAGAAATGTAAGGAAAATATTTTACATTTTGCAGAAAATCATTTTTTTATTGTTAACGCAGATACAGGTAGAGGTAAAATTAAACTACATTCTTTTCAAAAGAAAGCACTTAGGATGATTAGAGATAATCGTTTTAGTTTATTTTTGTTTAGTAGACAGGTAGGAAAATCTACTATCGCTACTATATTCTTACTATGGATTGCAATATTCCAAGATGATCAAAGGATATTACTTGTTGCTAATAAAGAAAATACTGCAAAAGAAATCTTTAGAAGAGTTCGTTTTGCTTATGAAAATCTTCCAGTTTGGTTGAAAGCACCCGTAGAATATTACGGTCTGGAATCGATGGAATTGACAAATGGTTCTAAAATATCGATTACAACTACCACTGGAACCGCAGGTCGTGGATCTACTGCTAACATTCTATTTGTAGACGAAGCTGACTGGATTGAACCAAACATGTTAAACGAGTTCTGGGCATCAGTTTATCCAATTATTTCATCTTCTACAAAATCTAAAATCATCATGGCATCAACCCCTCGTGATACATCTGGTCTGTTTTATAGATTATATGATGAATCGTTGAAAGGTAAAAATGCTTGGGTACACATGAAAGTGTTATGGAATGAAGTTCCCGGTAGAGATGAAAAATGGGCAAGAGATACCATGAGTGGTATGGCTGATTCTAATATGTGGAAAAGAGAATTTGAATGTGAATTCGATGAAGTTGGAGAATCTGCTATCGATGGTGAATTATTCGATGAAATGAAACGTCACACGATGGACCCATTGTTTTTATATGATGATGGGACATATAAATTATGGGAAAGACCAAATGAAAATCGTATATATGTTGCTGGTGTTGATATAGCAGAAGGTGTAGGTAAAGATGCATCCGTAATTCAAATACTTGATATTACGGAACCTAGACAAATTAAACAGGTTGCTACATATTGTAGTAATAAGATTTCTCCTGCTGAATTTACACCAAAATTAAGAGAAATTCTTCAACATTGGGGTGATCCGATAGCAATGATTGAGAGAAATAATTGCGGAGCACAAGTAGTAGATAATCTAAAACGAGAGTTTCATTATGAAAATATAGTAAACTGGGGTGTGGATAAAGTTGTCAATAGGATGTCTACCAAATTGGGTATAGTTTCCCACACCAATACCAAATATACCGGAGTATTAAATCAAAGATATTGGATTAATACTATGAGATGCGTTCAAATAAATGATGCAGACACAGTAATGGAGATGAAAGATTTCATCAGAAGAAAAAACGGGACATGGGGAGCTAAAGATGGATCACATGATGATAGAGTGATGTCATTGATATGGGCATTAATGATTTTGAACGAAGAAATAGCTCCTTATTATTTTGATATTGTGGATAAAGATGAAACAGGTAAACCAAAAGTAATAAAACCAATAGATTATGGTATTAAATATTTTATGAGACCATCTTCAATGTATGCAAATGAAAAAGACCCATTAGCTGGTGACGCATTACCTACATTCATGGGAACTAGTGATATATCTACAAACCCTGATGTGGATGATTTATTCATGCAAGGCTGGAGACCCCTGCAATAATAAATATAAATATGGGAAATCATTTCGATCAATCATTACTTAATAAACAGAGAAAAGATAAATTTGTATTGACAATAGATTTACCTCCTGCATTAAAGTCTATAAATTCTAGTCAAGTTAGAAAAAATTCAAATGTTAATTTGGATACACTTCAAATGTCAATATATGGAACAATTGTCCCAAAAAATAATATTCCACAAGAAGAAGTAAGATATGCAGGGAGTACTGTATATGTTTCCTCTCATAATAAACCTTCATATGATCCAGTAAGTGTAAATTTTACAGTAGATAACGAATTTAAAAATTATTGGGTAATACACAAATGGATGGAATTACTACGAACAGAAAGAGGTGGATATTATGAATATCCGGAAGATGTCAATAATGCTGGATTGGGACAATACTCTAGCGATTTTATGGTAACAGCAAAGGATGAATATCACAACGATGTAATACAATGGGTATACAAATCCGCATTTCCTGTTGGGTTAGGTGAAATTAATTGGAATTATCGTGATGGGGGTGAATTAGAAACAACATTTGAATTTGCATTTAGAAGAATAGAAACTATTTTGCTTCCATTATAAAAAATTTTCTAAAAAAAAACTAAATATCTTTATGGCAAGAAGTATACAATCACCCGGAGTTGAAATCATCGAACATGATTTAACATTATCTCCAATTCTACCTGCTGGTACTAATATATTCATGACTGGTTTTGCAGACAAAGGTCCAACCGATGAAATATTACAAATTACATCTACAGAAGAATTGGAACAAGTTTATGGAACACCAACTAATGCAGCAGAAAGATATTTCTACTATGGTGCTCGACAAATATTGAATAGTTCCAGCGGAAATCTATTCATCAGTCGTATGCCATATGGTTTGAGTGCTGGTGATGGATATGGTGCAGCTTATGCAGCCTTGGTATATCCTGTAGTTGCGATCCAAGAAACAAATAAAGATGTTTGTCGTGTTGTTTCTCCCGTACCTGCAAGTATATTCGCATTAAATGATGTTTTAACTGGAATTCAAAGCAATGGTAATCTTGCAGTAAGTGCTGCATCTCTCACAGCAAATGGCTTGGGGTATGTAATACTGGAAATACCAGAAATGAATACTATTCTTCAATCTATTAATACATATTATTTGAATAATGTTTTAGTTCCTGCGAATAGTGCAGTAGCAGAATCAGCAAAATCGTATTTGGATAATTTTGTTGTAGATAAAGAAACAATCGTTACTACAGATTTGACATCACCCAATTGCACATATGTTATTGGTGCTCCAAAAATGTTTGATTTGACATACGATCAATATCAAAGCATTATAGATGGTTCCGGATTTAAGGATACAGCTTCTGTTTGGTCTGCATCTTCATGTGCTGTTAATGATTTGGTATCACCTGCGGGATTTGGAAAATCTGGATTTATTGTTGTAAACAAGATTCAATCAACAATTAATAATCGCTGGGAAGGGCATTATATAGGTATTTCGGATAATACAAATTTACAACCAAATACCAATCATACAGCAATTCGTAAGATATATACAAATGGAAAATCAGCTTCAGCTAATGGGTTGAGTACATCCACAATGATAACAATTCCTGAAACAAAATTAGCTTTCCCATTGTCAGCTACCACAGATTCTGGAAATAATCGTAGTTCTAGCAGCATTTCTGAAGCATTTGAAAAAGTTGGTCATGCTTTCCCCGATATAGTTACATCTAAATTTGATGATACAGTATCTTTTGGATTATTTAAACTTCGTATAAGTCCATATAATCCTGATGCAGTTAAATTGGGATTTGCTTTTGAAGAAGCAAGAACTGGGTCATTTGACTATTATCGTCAAATGAACAATGTTAACGGTGGAATTGCTCAAACATTTTTCATTGAAAACATGGTCAATTCCAAATCAAATAATATAGAAATCATGACAAATACCTATATTAATGGAAAAAATGTAGGTCCTTGGTTAAACGGTGAAGGATTTCCTAAAAAGAAAGTTCGTATATTAACTCATGTTGCTTTCGAAGAATTGAAGAATTCTCAGGATGGATCTTATAAAAAATATGGATTCCATATACATGATGTTCCTAATATATTGGATTATATTGATTATGCCGATGCATTATTCCCAGCAGGAAACTATTCCACATTTACAACAACTGGTAAATTTATCGGAGCACTTCCATTGAAGATTGATAGAACACTTCGTAAAATTGAAAATGATGAATTATTCGATCTCGACTTAGTTGTTGAAGCAGGTCTAGGAACTGTATATTCTACAATGTGTGCTAACGAAACTCCTTACTTCGATGATACTGAATCTTCTGATGGTTTGAAGGAAGGTTTAAATGCAATTACAAATAACGAGCCAAGTTTAGTTTCTAAAGATTCAAATGATGTTAGTTTGAATTACAAAACAATATTCCAATTGTTTGATAATTTCTGTTCGCAGCTTCGTAAGGATTGCTTATTCATTGCAGATCCACCAAGACAAATATTTGTTACTGGTGCGAATAACAGAGTAATGTCTGATCATACCAAAGCATTTTCACAATACATTTATAACCCACTTAGACACGTTTTTGAAACTGCTAATAGCAGCTATTCTACAACATATGGTAACTGGGTGAAAATAAATGATATGTTCGCAGGGATGAATATATGGGTTCCATTCTCACCATTTGCTGCTGCTGATATGGCAAATGTTGATAGAGATTTTGAACCTTGGTATGCACCTGCTGGGTTCACTCGTGGTAAAGTAACCAATGCGCTAGCAATGGCTATCACACCAAAGCAAAAGGAAAGAGATATGATGTACAAGATTGGTATTAATCCTGTCGCATTCTTCCCAAATGATGGTTTCAATATCTTCGGACAAAAGACTCTCTTGAGACAACCAAGTGCATTTGACAGAATCAATGTTAGACGCTTGTTCTTGTACTTAGAAAAAGCAACTAAGAAGACAGTCAAGTACTTTGTGTTTGAACCAAATACAATGTTTACACGTAATCGTGTAATATCTGTTCTTACTCCAATATTTGATAGAGCTAAGAATACACAAGGATTGTATGATTATCAATTGGTTTGCGACAAACGCAATAATCCACCAGCAGTAATTGATCAAAATGAACTAGTTATAGATATTTATCTAAAACCAGTAAGGGCAGCAGAATTCATACTTGTGAACTTTTATGCAACTTCAACTGGGGCTAGCTTTAGCGAAATAATCGGAGGCTAATACTAAATAATTATATGGACGTACCCAATCAAACAATTAATAGTTTCTTTAATACAGCAGTAGTTAACGACTTTGCTCGTGACTTCTTGTTCCGTGTAGAATCAATTAACTTCGATCAAGGAGTAAATTTGACACCAGATAATTTGTTGTACGCAAAGACTGCAAAATTACCTGCTCGTCAAATTGTAAACCAAAACGTAAAATACGCTGGTCAGACATTTAACATACCCGGTTCCGTAGAATTTCCCGGTGCTGAAAGTTATGAAATTGAAATGTATTGCCCAGAAACTTCTTCAGTCCGTGAGTTATTAATGAATGAATCAACAAGAACATTCGGAAATGTATTCGGGATTGCAGGAAGTGGAAGAACTGGTGGTTCGATTGCGAATGCTAATTCCATGATTACTTTGTTACA